CCATTTTGTCCTTTAGATAAGGCAGTCAAGTGGGACGTTTACATTTACGAGAGATAGTATGAGTGATTGGATAGACGGAACTAAACCTAAGAAGATAGAAGCTAGATACAGTGCATATCTTAGTTGGGATTTAGATGACTTAGGTATTGATTGGGACGAGATAGAAGATTGGGACTTGCAAAGAGCAGACTTAGAAATAACTTTTAAAGATGGAACTAAAAAGACTTATGAAAACTGGCAAGACTTAGACATAGATTATAAACATAACTTTGAAGAAGTACTTATCCTTGATGAGAACTGGGGCAAAGTGGAGGGATTGAACTGATGAGCAATCAACACAACGAACAAACACTAGAACAAATACATGAGCAGGTCTTAGAAGATGACCTTAAAGGTTTAATAGATGATGAGATAAGTAATATATCATATCTATATGGACTAGATGCTGATGATGATAGAGATGAGATATTAACATTTATAGCTGAAAATATATTTTATAACAAACATACCATGGAGGTATCAAAATGAAAGGAATATTAATTAACCCGTTTGATGAAACAATAAAAGAAGTAGTATATACAGGAGACTATAGAGAAATCTATGACCTTGTAGAATGTAGAACTTTTGATTGTGTTAGTTTAGATAATGAAGATGATATGTATATAGATGATGAAGGTTTACTTGTAAACAATCAAAGATTCTTTAGTATCAGAGGAGGCAACTATGGAGGTAAAGCTTTATTGTTAAGTCATGATGATGAAGGAGAAAGTATAGCTACAACTTTAACTTTACAAGATGTTAAAAGTATGGTACACTTCTTACCAGAAGGACACAAAGAAACTCCTTATATGGAATTTACTGCATGGAAATAGTATGAATCAAAAACAAATTAAAAAACTTAGAAGACTAGTCAAACCTATACAGGTTGAGTGGCTTCGTACCTTATTGCCTGAAGACCAAGCCAAAACTATTACAGTTAATAATGTTGAGGGATTACTTCCTGAACAGACACATGCTTTTGGTCAAGGACAATTACATATGTCATACATGACAGACAAGTGGATAATGAAATACTTAAAACAATATCCAAACATAACAACATACAAAGAACTGATGGAGGTATCAGACAATGGATGAATACGTAATAGATGTAATAATTAATGGACAATCAGATAGTCTTAAGACTTGGTGTAGCTCTGTATATTCTGCTGTAGATAGTATGGTAGGTATAGATATGATTGAAGACATTAAAACAATAACAAGAACTTTAGATGGTAAGGTATGGGATGTTAAAGATATGGACATTGCTTACTTGAGAAACTTAAAAGAAAACATAGATGATACTGTATTGTCTGATGCTTTTAAAACATTAGAGGATTTAATTAATGACACAACACATTGATAAAGTAGAAGAACAAAGACAAAGATTAGAACGAGAAAGACTTGATGAGTCTATAAATTTTATAGAGGTTAGGTTTGAAGAGGGTAAGTGGACAACAGAAACTACAGGATACAATAGTGGTAGAGTTGTTACTAAATATAATGATAAAAGAAAAAAGGAGAAAGTAGAATATGAAATTTAATATAAAAGATATAAACTATATAGGAATAATAATAGCATTGTTGATTGCTTTGTTTGCTTTAAACAATCAATATAAAAATGATTCATATACTAGAGTTATGAATTGTTTTAAAGATGTAGTAGATGAACCTAAATTCTGTCAAGAATTTTATAAACAATACAAAGAGGAATAAATAATGGAAACAGGTTTTACAAAAATGAATGAAGATGAATACAGAAAGTTTGGTGATTGGATTGCTAAACATGGGCAAGAGATGTATGAAAATAAAATAGCATATGAAGTAAGGTATAGTAAGGATGGAAACTTCTGGGTTAAATTAGCTGATGAAAATATTTATACATTAGATGATATAATGCTTGACATGGAGGACAAAGTCTGATAGAATGTGCAACATGACATCGAGCAACCAAAGAACTTTAAGCCCTCTATCTCCAAATGTAAACGATTTGGTTTGGCTTCAGTCCATAACTTCGAGAGTAGTTAGCTCAAAACTCTCCCAGATTATAACAATTTCTCAACATAATAATACCAAAGGAGGTAACATATGATAGTAGAAGGAACTGCGTATTGGGCAAGTATTAAAGAGCCCAACACGACATTTGAACCAATGTACACAGTCAACTTAGTTGTTGACGAAGAGGTCGCAACTGATTTTGCAACTCGTGGACATACCATTAAGCAGATGGACGAAGGTTCTGCTATAGTACTTAAACGTAAAGTTAACGGACCGAATGGAATGGTCAGGACTGCACCTAGATTACTAGACCAAAACAAGCAGGAAGTTAATCTTGCTGTAGGTAATGGCTCTAAGATTAGAGTTCAATACAATGAATACGATTGGGAATATGCAGGTAAGGCAGGGAAAGGTCTCGACTTACAAGCTGTTCAGATTGTAGAACTAATAGAATACAAAGCCCAAGACGGCTCTGAATTCTTTGATGAAGGTGAGGAATTTTAGTATGATAATTACTATTAATAATGAAGACGGTGAATCAGTATATGATGTATCCAAAATTGAAGACGAACAAAGAAAGGCAAGTGCTAGTGTATCTATCAATAAGATAGGTACATTGAATGTGCTAGTCGAAGCTTTGAACTATGCTTCACAAGGACACCAGAACAATCTTGAAGTTATGCTGAAAGAAAGTCCTGAAGCTGTCGTAGAACAGGAAGATGAAGCAGAGGTATCTGAAGAATCTGAATAACTATAACTCGGCTAGGTGTAAAATCCTAGCCACTTTCTAATGGAGATAGAATGCAACAAGAAAAAACACAATTTATTAAACACAAATTACCCTGTCCTAAGTGCAGTAGTAGTGATGCTGTATCTCTCAATGAGAATGGCTCTGCTAAATGCTTTAGCTGTAATACATTCTTTACAGATTATGACAACGAATCAACAGGCAAGGTGATTGAAATGACAAGTAAACCAAAACCCGATAACACATTCCTTACATCATACACTGGTGCTTATGGTGCTTTGACTGACAGAGGTATCTCTGAAAACACAGCAACTAAGTTTGGTGTTAAGATGGTGAAGGATAGAAACAATAATGTTACCCAACACATTTACCCATACTTTAATGGGAGTGAGATTGTTGGTACTAAAACACGCTTTGTATCTAACAAAGGCTTCACATGTAATGGAACATTCGAGGACACAGGTTTATTTGGAGAGCAACTGTATGGAAATACAGGTGGTAAGTACCTGACTATTACCGAAGGAGAGTGTGATGCTATGGCAGTACATGAACTCTTCCAAGGTAAGTGGTCGGTAGTATCTTTAAAACGTGGAGCTTCGGCTGCTGTTAAAGATATACGAGAGAGTATAGAATTTGTAGAATCATTTGACAATGTAGTTCTATGTTTTGATAATGACAAGGCAGGTAAAGAAGCAGCTAAAGCTGTAGCTAAAATACTTAAGCCTAACAAAACTAGAATCATGTCGTTCCCTAATGGATTCAAAGATGCAAACGAAATGCTTAAGCAAAAGAAATTCCAAGAGTTTACTCAGGCTTGGTGGAATTCTAAAACGTACACTCCTTCAGGTATCATGGAGCTATCATCTCAAAAGGATGACTGGTTACATAGAGAAGAGAAAGAGAGTATAGCATATCCTTGGGAGGGACTGAACAAGAAACTCTATGGTATGCGTAAAGGAGAACTGGTCACACTTACAGGTGGTACTGGTCTCGGTAAGTCTAGTGTAACTAGAGAGCTAGAGCATTGGCTTATCAAAAATACAGAAGACAATGTAGGTATTGTAGCACTTGAAGAGAACTGGTTAAGAACTGCTGATGGTATTTTATCTATCGAAGCTAACGATAGGATATATTTATCAGAGAAGCGTAAGAATTATACAGACGATGACCTCATGGGTTTGTTTGATAAGGCTATACCCAAAGGCAGAGTATTCATTCACTCTCACTTAGGTGCTACTGACATTGATGATATCTTTGCCAAGCTTAGATATATTATTGTAGGCTGTGAATGTAAATGGGTTATAGTTGACCACTTACATATGCTTGTTAATGTACTCCATGAAGGAGACGAGAGAAGAGGTATTGATATGCTGATGAATAAATTACGTAGTCTTGTAGAAGAGACAGGCGTTGGTATGATATTAGTATCTCACCTTAGAAGAGCAGCAGGTGATAAGGGACATGAACAAGGAATAGAAGTTTCTTTATCTCACCTCAAAGGCTCACAAGGTATAGCTCAACTATCAGATTCTGTAATTGCATTGGAGAGAAATCAACAAGCAACGAATCCTGAAGAAGCTAATACAACTAAGGTTCGTGTACTAAAATCTAGGTACACAGGAGACACAGGATTAGCTTGTGGTCTTAGATATAACGTTGATACTGGTAGATTATTTGAAGTATCAGAGGAGGAAACATTTGACAATGAGCAATTTTAAATTAGTATTTGATATAGAAGCTGATGGACTAGACCCTAATAATGTGTGGTGTATTGTAGCTAAAGAAGTATCAGGTGATATACATAAGTTTGACAACACTCAGATAGAAGAAGGCATTAAGTTTTTACAAACTGCTGATACATTAATAGGTCATAACATTATAGGCTATGACATTCCTGTATTAGAAAAGTTATACGATGCTAAGTTTGATTGTAGTATTGAAGACACACTAGTAATGTCAAGATTATTTAATCCTGTTCGTGAGAATGGACATAGTTTAAAAGCTTGGGGTTGGCGTGTTGGTTCTTTAAAACAACAGCAACCTGAAACTTTTGACGAGTATACACCGGCTATGTTAGATTACTGTGTCCAAGATGTTAAGTTAAACGAAGCTGTATATCATTATCTATTAAGAGAAGGCAGTGTATTTAGTGACGAATCTATCAGGCTTGAACATGATGTGGCTAAGATAATGAAGGAACAAGAAAAGACTGGATTCTTTTTTAATACCAAACAAGCTATGGAATTATTAGCCGAACTAAAAGCAAAGCAAATTGCTGTTGAAGACGAGGTTCATTCTACTTTCAAACCTAAGTTGGTTGATGATAAATTAGTAACACCTTATATTAGAAAAGACGGACAGTTATCTAAACGTGGTTTGACCGATGAAGAATATAACAGATGTATAACTTCAAAGAATATGAATCCCTTTATGAGACAGAAGTTAGTTGACTTTAATCTAGGTAGTCGTAAACAAATAGGAGAATATCTTATTGACTTTGGTTGGAAGCCTGTAAAATTTACACCAACAAAACAACCTATAGTAGACGAAGGAACTCTAAAGAAAATAGAACATATAAAAGAAGCCAAGTTAATTGCAGACTTCTTACTATATCAGAAGAGGATTGCTCAAGTAACATCATGGATAGATGAACTCAAAGAAGATAGAGTACATGGAAGTGTTATACCTAATGGTACTATTACTGGAAGGATGACACATAGAAATCCTAACATGGCACAAGTACCTAATGCAGGTAGTCCTTATGGCAAGGAGTGTCGTTCATGTTGGACTGTACCTGAAGGAAGAAAGCTTGTGGGTATAGATGCTAGTGGACTAGAACTTAGAATGTTAGCTCACTATATGAATGACCCTGACTATATTGAAGAAGTAATTAATGGTGACATACATACTACTAATCAAAACCTTGCAGGTCTAAAGACAAGAGACCAAGCTAAGACATTTATATATGCTTTAGTTTATGGGGCAGGTGATGCCAAGATAGGTAGTGTTGCTGGTGGTGGTTTAAACAAAGGTAAAGAACTAAAACAAACCTTCTTTAAAAATCTACCCTCATTAAAAATACTAAAAGAAAAAGTACAGAAAGCCTCTGAACGAGGATTCTTAAAAGGTTTAGATGGACGTAAGATATATGTACGTAGCCAACATGCTGCACTTAATACTTTACTACAAGGTGGTGGTGCAATAGCAATGAAGAAAGCCATGTGTTTCTTACAAGCTTTAATAAAACTAAATGATATAGATGCTAAGTTTGTAGCTAACATCCATGACGAATGGCAGATAGAAGTACCTACAGAACAAGCTGATTTTGTGGGAGAACTAGGAGTTAAGTCTATTGAACGAGCATCAGAGCATTTTAAAATGAGATGCCCTTTAACAGGAGAATATAAAATAGGAGAGAATTGGTATGAAACACACTAAAGAACATTCAACAAATAGAAAGGGAGACCTTGCAGAATTTTATGCAGTCACTTGGCTATGGGATAATGGCTATGAAGTATTTAAAAACTGTGGGTGTGATGGGTTCATTGACTTAGTAGCCCGAGACCCTCAAGGACAGGTAACATTAATAGATGTAAAGACTGCTAGAAGAGATTATAGAACTGCAGATTCTTATACATCAAGAACAACAAGAACTGAAAAACAAATCAAAGCAGGTGTTAAGTATTTATTATACTTACCTGATACAAGAAAATTAAGATGGGTGAAACATAATGATAAATAAACAAGAAGAACTTATTGACAATTCGACATTAGATAGTTATAATAAATTTACGTCTGAGTCAGGACATTGGTATACTCAAGAGGGAGAACCAATGTATACTATCATCGGTGCTAATGGTAAAGAAAGGAACACTAATCTTAGAGATGCTAAGAAAGAAAACTTAGTCCCTTCTGTTACTACTATACTAGGCATGATAGCTAAACCTGCATTAGAAAATTGGAAGATAGACCAAGCTTTAAAGTCAGCACTTACACTAGACAGACACGAAGGAGAATCACTTAACTCTTTTACTTATAGATGTAAAGATGATTCTAAAAGTATAGGTATCAGAGCTGCTCAACAAGGAACTAAGATTCATGCTATGATTGAACGTGGTTTCTTAGGTGAAGGTACTAGTAAAACTTATGAGATTATACAAGCTTGGTTAGACGAAAACTTTCCTGATGAAGAATGGATTGCAGAAGATTCTTTCTGTGCTGAATCAGGGTATGGTGGTAAGATAGATTTATATTCTAAGTCTGGTATCTTTGTTGACTTTAAAACTAAAGATAACTTAGAAGGTAAAGACCCATCTAAATTAGTATATGATGAACATGGTATGCAGCTGTCTGCTTATGCTCAAGGTTGTGGGTTTACTGATGTAGAAAGAGTATCTATATTTGTAGATAGAAAAAACACAGAGCTTATAGCTTGTCATATTTGGGACAAAGATTCTCAATCTAAACATACAGATATGTTCAATGCCATACTAGATTATTGGAAGCTAGTTAAAAACTACGACTCGTCTATCAATGCCTAGAAGAGTACCAAGAAAACCTAGACCTAAAAGAACTGGAGTACCTAAAGGGTATGACAGTATTTGGGAATATGAAATACATCAAACACTTCTCAAAGATTGGAAACATCATTGGGATAATATAGATTATATTGTTAAGCATAAATACGAACCTGACTTTGTTAAGATAATAGACAACAAAACTATTTTAATAGAAGCTAAAGGTAGGTTCTGGGACTACGCAGAGTATAGTAAGTACATACATATTCGGACGGCTTTGCCAAAAGATTATGAGTTAGTGTTCTTATTTCAAAAACCTTCTGCCCCAATGCCACAAGCAAAGAAAAGAAAAGACGGAACTAAAAGAAGTCATGCCGAATGGGCAGAGACAAATAACTTTAAATGGTATAACGAAGAAAGTTTACCAAAGGAATGGAAGAGTAATGAATTATAAATTTAACGAAGACAATACAATAAAACAAATACAAAGATATGTTGATGGTACATATGAAAGACATTATGCACAAGGAAAGTATCAAGCTACTGATATGATAATAGACGCAGGACATGGAGAAAGTTTTTGTATGGGTAACATTATGAAGTATGCTATGAGATGTGGTAAAAAAGATGGAACAGATGCAGAAATGGACTTGCTAAAAATAATTCATTATGCTATAATAGCTATACATTTACAGGACATTCAAGATGATTGAAGACAAGATAGGAACTAAGCCTTACTTAGGAATTGAAATAGACT